CGGATACCGACGAGTCGCCGCCACCGAAGTAGAGGCTTAGAACCTCGTTGGTGATCTGGAGCAGGTTGAAGGTCAGGGCGTACACCACTGGGTCACGGCGTTCCCTAAGAGCCGGGTTCTGCCATGTCCCGAGGATGTTGCTATCCCCGCCATCCTTGGTGATCTTGAAGTTGTTGTCCGAGCTGGTGTGGCCGATGTCGGTCCACGGGTAGCCCGGCACGTCGAGGTCGGTCGGCTGAGGCGTTCCCGCAGGTGCGAAGAACACGTGCCCCTGGCCGGGGATGATTACGGCGTTGTCGTCGAGAGCCATGGGGCTCTACCTCCTTCTGTGACGACAGAGCACATCCCGGCGCGGACGGGGCGGCTATGCGGATGGTGTTCAGTTGTTAGCTTAGACGGCTTAGCTGCTGCTAGGGCGCCGGTTGCGAATCTTAAGGTCGTAGACTGCAACATAGCGTCCGATGTGCGGGAAATCAGGATCTGTGAAGTCCTGAAATCCCGACGACTCCCGCCACTGGTTGATCCAACCAAGAATGTGGCCGTCTGGATCGAGTCCGGGAGTCTGCTTACGCCAGGCCCGGTAATAGACCGTGGCAACCTTCTGCGCGAGCTTCTTAGCCGCATCGAAGGGGTCATCTGGGTAATTCGGATCGGTGGGGTCCTTGTCCGACCACACCTGGAAGTGCACGAAGAAGTCGGAGGCAAATTCCGGCCTGTCCGAGGCTCCACCGGTCCTGTTGATGACCAGCATCGGGAGATCCTCGCCCAAGCCGTCTTCTAGCTTGGACCTTACGTGCAAACCGGCCGGTAGATCGCCGTTAGCTACGGCCTGCCGTCCGATGGAGAGCAGAACGCCGATGCCATCTACGAAGGGGAGAGTGTCTAGTGTGCTCACCCGAACGCTCCTGACAGGGCTCCTACGCCCGCGTGCCCACCCCTGCCGAACTCGATGGCAGCGGCACCACCATCCGCGTCGTCCAGGTTCACGAACCAGTCGAGCCTGGAGCCCTTGGTTACGGTGATCTTGGAGTGTCGGATCGTGTCGCCGTGGTGGTGAGCGGCCAGAATCGCCTTAGCTCGTGCGCCACCGGCCTTAGCTTCCAGGTTCAGGACGGCCTTAACCTCACGACGGTGCGCGATGTAGGCGTCCACGTTCTTACCTGGACCCCCGACGAGCCACTTGACCGTAGCCATTAGCGCATCTCCTGGAGTGTGCAGCTCACGTGCTTAGTGGCGGTAGAGAACCGACGATCGAGCGGGCCACCCAGGACCGAGAACTTCCTGAGGTCTCCGTTGTCGTCTACCCACTCCACCCTCGACCACCAGTCAAGAGGCGCGTGTGGGTAAGGCGTTGGGTCATACAGCACCCGGAAAGCGGCTAGAACGTCCTGACCACCGGCAACCCTAAGCGCGCCGAAGGCACCACGGGCCGAAGCCACCGGCTGCACGATGCAACCGCTGATCTCGATACCCGTGGCACTCGGACGCTTAACCTTGTTCCCCTCAGAGTCGTAGGTGACCTCTTCAAGGAAGACGGTGACCGTGTGAGGGCCGTTAGCCACCAGAGACATCTCAGGGACCGCCTGTGCCAAACGTAGGGACATCGCAGTCGGCGTACAGGATCGGGTCGCAGCCGTACTGGTCGTAGAGGAACAGCCCGTTGTAGTCGCAGAGGTCTCCGCGCTCGGTGGACTGCACCCACAACCCGTTTAGCTTGCCGCTCGCCTGCTTAAGGTCCGCGATCTCTCGGTCGGTCAGGAACAAGCCGCCTTCACCAAGCGTGCCGTTGCGCTGGTAAGAGTAGTCAGCCGCAGACTCCGAGGAGAATCCCTCAGGGTTGCGTACTGCCCGCTCAGCGCACCGCCTTGCGATCATGAAGACGATCTCTGGCGCCTTAGCCAACGTCGGGTCGTCCGGATCGAGCCAAGTCTGACCTGACTCGAACCGGACGAGCACCGACGCGTCCTCGCACACAGCCTCAACCCGTGCCAGCTCCGTGCCCGCGTACGGGGTTGGTCGCTGAAGCCTCGCCTGAATCTGCGCAGGCGTGACTAGGTTCGGATATGGCGAGGTCATGGCCTTACGCCGCCAGCGTTAGCTTGACCGCGCGAACCAGCGTGCCGTTGCCGACACCAGGAACCGTAGTAGCCGGAGTAACCGACGGGCTGGTACCACCGGTAAGGCTGGAGGTAGCAGTCAGCTGGTTGACGTTGCCGACGGGCTCACGGAAGGTGATGGTGTAGACGTTCGACGCAAGGGTCACGCCGACGTTGACGCCGTTCAGCTTGTTCAGCGCAGCGGCCACAGTGGCAGCCGAGGCGTTGTAAGCGATGGCGGCAGTCGTCTTACCGTCGATGGTCAGGGTGAACGTTCCACCCGTTGGGCCACCGCCGATGGTTACGGTCTGCACCTCAGCGGTCTTACCGTCCGCGATAACGCCTGTTCCGGCGTACGCATCAAGTACGGACCTGTCCTGAAGGTTGCGGAAGTCGTAGTCCATCAGCCAGCGCATGTCCAGGCCGCCGAGGCTCTTACGCGCGCTCATCGTTGCGCCACGGGGGTTATCCGGGGCCTGCATCGACATCACGAACGCGGTGCGGTGGTAAGCCACACCGAAGCCTGGCGGTAGGGCGTTGCTGACCACGATGTTGCGGAAGCCAGCCATGTCGCCGATCACGGCGTCACGTAGCGCCGAGTCCGAGCCCGACTGGTTGTAGCGGTTCAGGTGCGGGTCGTTCAGGAACGCCGCCTCCATGTCGCTACCGCAGACGATGATCCGGTCCGACTGAGGGACGTTGGCTACGTTAAGCAGCCGACGGGCCTCGACCAGACCACGGAACATGTCCCAGTCCTGGGTGGAGTTGGTGCTGCCGTCGGCCAGCTTGGCACGAGGGATCGTGACCGTGTTGGCGTAGGAAGCGTTCACCATGGTCCCGGCGAGCTTGTTCTCCAGACCCTCAGCGACCGCGCGAACCTGAGGAGTAAGGATCTGCTCCGCGAAGTCCGTGATGTCGAGGGTTAGATCCTCGTCGGTGATGGCGATGGCGTGGTAGATGTCCTCGTCCAGCACGACATCGACGCTGGTCTCAGTCAGCTCATCGAGCTGGATGATTCCTTCGCCTTCAGACGCGGTAGGGCGGGTACCACGGAGGGGACGGCTACGGGCGACACCACGCGCGGGCACACGGATAGTTACCGTGTCTCCGGCTACGTGGCTGATCGCACCGACGGGGTTCATCCAGACGAGCTGAGGAAGGACGATCTCCCTCTCCAGCACACCCAGAGCAGCGGCGGCGATGCGATTCGCCTTCAGAAACGAGTTAGCCACGACAGAAACCTCCTTCTAAGGTTCGTCTTCAAAACCGCTGGTTCCTGCCGTGACTAGTGGCGAGGGCGGTCGTTATCGGATCAAGCTCCGGTCTCGCTTGATCATCTTGGCAAGCTCTCGGGGATCGTCTTCCTCGTCATCATTGCTGGACGAGTGGCCGCCTCCACGGAGCCTTTCTTCAGGCTTGCGTCGAAGCCCCTCACCCTTAGGCGGGGAATCCTTGGTGTTCCGGCCAGCGAACAGGCTGTAGAACTCTTCTGCGCTTTCCTTGAGTTCGTCGTCTGTCGATCCGGAGATCCACTTAGCAGCTGCTCGGACCAGCTTGGTATCAGCGTCGTCCGGCGCGTACTCCTCAGCGGCTTCCCGCTTCTGGCGTGTGGATCGTTCCTTCGTTAGCTCGGACTTAGCTTCATCAAGCTCCTGCTGGAGGCGCTCCTGAACCGTCTTGTCCTTGCCCTCGTACTCCGCAACCTTCTTACGAGCGTCGGCTAGATCCTTCTCAGCCGCTGCCCTGGCCTGACGCGCCTCACGACGGTCTGCCCTCAGTTGCGCCAGAGCACGCTTTCCGGCGTCATCCGTAAGGTGTTCGACACCCGGCGGAAGATCGTCTTCGTCGTCCTCTTCGTCCTTCTTAGATCCCTTGGAGCCTCGGGCCTTGTCGAGAACGTCCTTAGCGTCCTTCTCGTCAAGATCGATGTCCTCGTCGTCCTCATCCTTGTCAGATGGGGCGCCCTTGGGGTCTACCTTTGTGTCAGCCACGAGCCGACTCCGTTCTACTAAGCCCATCGCGGGCAGCCACCGCATCGCGCGTCTGGCTAAGGCTTAGTTTAGACACAAGTGCGCCGCTAAGGTGTGCAGACTTGAAAATCAAGCTACCTGAACCTCGTTACGCTGCTTATCACGTCGTTCCGCGTCGTAGAAACGGCCGAACGCACGGATAGCGGCCTTCCCCGAGTACTGCTGGAAGACCTTCTCCTGATACAGCGCCCGAAACTCCCTCGAACGGCCTGGCCAGGGAGCCTTCTTGGAGAAAACCGGCTTAGGGATGCACGCACAGTTGTCGTGAGCGATGAAACCGGCCGTCTGCTCCGTCTTATAGACCGGTCCGCGACTCGATAGCAGCGCGCAGAAGGCACAAGGGTCTCCGTCGGTCACTCGAATCCATCCGAGAGCTGCTGGATCAGCTTCTACGACGTCCTGGATGAGATCACGGCCTCCGTTGAGCACCTGGCGAGAGGCGGCCCCGAAAACCTTAGCCTTGGCAGCCTTCAGAGCCTGCTCACGAAGGATTCCCCGCTTGATCTGCTTCTTCAGCTCTGCGGGGCCGGTTACAAGTAGTGATCGTTCGGCCGCTCGGTCGTCGTGAGCCCAGTCGATGTTGAGCACGTCCCCAGGCAGCCGCTTACGCCGGTCAGTCACCTTGAAAGCACGGCCTGTGGGCTCCGCTGTGCTGTCCCTGGAGTTGGTGAACTCGACCTTAGGGGCGAGCGTGTCTGCGTGCGAGGCTGGCACATAGAGCCGACGATCACTGTTGTAGCTGGCCAGCGCCTGATCTGCCGCTTCCTGCCGGTAAGGCCGGATGACCTTCATGGACTCCTGAGCCCACGGCACGTAAGTCTCATCGATGCGGTCGTAATCCAGGATGCCCCAGGTGGGATCGAGTGCCGCTAGAAAGCCAGCCTTGATAGCCACCTGGGCCAACCGGTCGTCCTCGTACCGCTGTTGAGCTTGCGCGCTCACCGCTTACTTCCCTGTGACTGGCTTCGTCGGCGTGGACTTAGGCGGGGTCACCTTGGCCTGAGCCGGAGGTTGACCTGCCGGTGGTAGCGCCTTGGTGGCTGGTGGAGTTGCCTTAGCGCCCGCCTGGGCCACCCGAACCTGCTGACGTTCCAGCGCGGCCTGCATCTTGTCGGCTTCGTCCTGCTTCTGCTTAGCCAGCTCGATCCACTCCAGCACGTCAGCCTTCTCAACGCCCGGAATACGTGCCCAGAGCACCTCAACCGGCACCTCAAGCATCGTGGCGGCCTTACCCAGAGCGTCAACGGCGGCGGCCATCGACTGGATGCTGGTGTCTTGCCAGGTCACACGGCCAGTGATGTCGGTGACGTACTGCTCCATGCCGGGCTCTTCCGAGATCGAGCAGGCCAGCTTAAGTAGCTGAGCGTGAGCACGACCGGCGTCCTTCTGGATTTCGTGCACCTTCTGTGTCTGGCTGGCACGGGCGGCGGCAAGAGCTTCAGCCGAGAGGTTAACCATCTGCCCGGTCAGCTCGTGGGTCGGTGTCTGGCTAACAGCGGCCAGCACCTCGACGTCAGACATGTGGGCGTCGATGAACCCGCCCATGCTGGTCTCCGGGAGAGCACCGAACTTAGTGTCGGCGTCGGCGGCTACCAGGAAGTCTTCCTGTGCCAGCTTCAGCTTCTTACGTACGGCGGCTTCCTCGGTGTCCGGCTCAGCCATACCGGCGATCCAGCGGATCTTCCACGAGTTCCAGTGCTGAACCAGCAGTCGGTCGTAGGCCGTCTTGTTGATGCGCTTAGCGATGGAGATGTAAGGCTCTACCTCGCCACGTGTGCGGCCATCGAGGTCGAGTTCCTTGCAGTACCTCACCACTGGCACCACACCGGCACCGTGCTCTTGAATATCGATCAGCTGGAAGGGCTCAGCGCCGGGCTGGGTGCTCTTGTCCAGCCGAACGGTATAGACGAACTCGGTGTCGAACACCCGGACGTCCTTGATGGTGCCCTTGGCATAGTCGACCCGCATGGCGATCTCAGGCCAGTCGTCCTCAGCCGGGTCGTTGTACATGGCGACCATCTGACGAGGGCTTACACCCCTAAGAACCGGCATCGACTTCTTAGTGATGGGGTCCTGACCAGGCAGGCAAGTGGCGTAAGCGTGACCGTAGGCCAGCATCGCGCGGTGCACAGCGGTCTGCCGAGAGTCCCAACCGTTAGCCAGCCAGATTCCGTAGGGACCCTCGGTCATGTCGAAATCGTCCTCGACATCCTTGGTATCGATCTTGGAACGGTAGCCGTCCACGAACATGCACTGGGCGGTTGCGGTAACGACCTGGCTTAGCCATGGGGCCTTAGACAACTCCCTCAGCTGACGGTGCTCCCTGGTAGCGCGGCCGGGCAGCACGAAGTCTTCCGGGTGCCAGCGATACCAGCGGTCGATTCGATCGAGGCGGGACTTCTCACGCTGGTACTCGGGCATGAGTACCTTCTCGATCAGTTCCTTGAGTTCGGCCTGGCTCTTAGCAGCCATGTCACCAGACCCTCTCTTGTTGTCGTAAACACAGACATAAGTTAGTCGTTACAGTACCGGCCAGCATCTAAGCCTGACTTACCAAACCGAACCGGTACGCGGTGGCTTCTGCCGAGATTCGTCGGATAGGTACAGCCTGCGCACCATCCGAGCGCCGATCATCGCTACCGCAAGGTCGATCTTCTTGGAGGAGTGGGGGGCTTCCTTACTTACGGACGTGCCCCAACGGTTCGGGAAGTTGCGGCAGTTCGCCACGTGACGGCTAAGCCTAGAGTCTCCGTCGTGGGTAAAGGTCTGCTCGCTGATCTCCTGGTGGACAAGCTCCACGGCGAAGGTGAACGGGGCGACCTTGGTCCTCATGTCCCAGGCAATGGCTTGTGGGTCCTTACCCTCGGGAACCGCCCACAACTGGAGCCTGTCGGCATAGCGCTCGGGCCACGAGACCTTAGTGAAGCTCTCCCACTCACGAACGTCGGCGTAGAAGGCCACGGGGCTGTACTCCCTGAATGCCAGGTCGACAGCGGCGTCAACCTCGTGCACAGGAACGAGCCAGAGATGGTCGTCGTCGTTGGCCTTCTGGTCGTTGTCCGGCTCCCAGGCTCCGATCACGAAGATATGACCATCGCTTACGCAGCAGCCGACGAGGGCCGTGGCGTCGTTGGACCTCGAACCGTCGAAGAACAGGACGATCTCTTCGCCTAGCTCAACGACACGCTCCGAGTTGCGGATCAGCTTCCACTGGTTGGGGTCGATCCACGCATCGATGGAGACCGTCGGCCAGTTGAGGTACTTACGCTTAGATGCGTCCTCACCGGAGCGAGGGTCCCACATCTTCTGCTTCATCGGCTCAAGGTCGGCCCAGAAACAGTCGTCGTAGCAGTGGACCAGCGCCTTGTGCAGCGACTCGGGGTCGTACATGTCGGTGTCCGGCGGCGCGATTCGGGCGTCGTACAGGATCTTGGTCGATCCCATCGTCTTGCCCTCTTCTTGCAGGACCCAAGCGTCGTAAGTGGCTTCAGCAACGCTCTCTCGACCCGGAATCCAAGCGTTGCAAGTCTCCATCGACCGAGAGCCGGACTTAGTAAGGTTGTCGTCCAGCGTTTCGGCCAGTGTCGGGCCACCGTTGCCGGGAACCCAGTGCTCCGTCTCATCCCAGACGTTGAATGTGGCTTCAGCACCTTCAGCGGCGTTAGCCGAGCTGGTGATGACTTCCAGCGTCCCCTCGGGAGACTTGTAGTACTGGGTCTTACCGATGTCCAGCTCGTACTCCAGCGCGACCTTAGAGCCCTTGGCCGCCATCGCGCGCACCATACGCATCGTGTTAGCGGTCTGAGACTCAGCGGTAGCGGCGATCTGGACCAGCGGCATGTCCACGGCCTTACCGATGACGCCGCCCATGACCTTAGGGTCGAAATCCCTGACTCGAACCGGGCCGAGATACTCCATAATCGCCAGAACAGCGGCGAACGGGGACTTTCCAGAGCCCTTAACGAGTCGGCGACAAGCGTGGTGATAAAGCCAGCGACCAGAAGTATCTACGGCATACCACCACAGCAAGAAATGGAGCTGAGAAGCGATCGGACGCCAGAATTGCCCGACATTCGGACCGTTCGGCTGCTTAAGGGTTTTCATTGCCCACAAAGCAGCACCCCAACCCAAAGTAAGCTCGGGCTCCCCCTCCGGCATGGTGACCAGACGATCCATCGGGGGAACCCAGAGTCCGCTTTCGTGGCGCTCCATAGTCGTCACGGGAGTCCTTAGCCCGAGTTGCCGGTACGCATCTTGCGGAAGGCTTCAAGGTCGGACACAGCCGAATCGAGGTCCGGGTCAGTGGCGTTACCCTTGGCCAGCTCGATACGCATACGCCGACGGGCACCCTCGGTCGTGAGCAGCTCACTGGCCCCGCTCATCCAAGCCCCGATGATCATGCCGTTAGCCCGGCCAGACTGCATCTCACGGTCGAGCAGCTCGGTAAGAATCCAGGCTTGAGCCCAGTCGGAAGGCTCGTACCAGCGGCTTTGCCCGGACTGGGCCAGCGATTCGTACCAGCGCTTAGTTGCGGGTAGCCACAACGCACTGGCCTCGGGGATCTCGACATCCTCAGCAGCCATGCCGGGGGCCGACTCGATCTCGATCTCGGGCTTATTAACCCTGCGGCGCTGGTCAGAGCGCTTAGGTACGGGTCCACGGTCGCCCATTAGGTCACCTCCTAGTTGACAAGGCCCAAGTGTAGAGCCTTAGAGCCTGTTGATCATGACCTAAGGGCTAAGAACCCGTAGCGAGCTTTTCGGCCG